GAACTTGATATGGGCATTAAAAATAATAATCCTGGTAATATTAAAAAAGGTGATAACTGGGAAGGTATGGTCGAATCAGATGGAGAATTTGTAGAGTTTGAATCTCCTGAATACGGTATTAGGGCAATAACAAAAGTATTACAAACTTATTCTAAAAAATATAATATTAATACTCTTGAAGAAATATTTAATCGTTATGCACCAAATACAGAAAATGATACAAATACTTATATTAAAAATATGACTTCTTTTACTGGTTTTGATCCTGATGAAACTTTAAATTTACAAGATCCAGATACTTTAGCAAAAATAATAAAAGGTATAACAAGACAAGAAAACCCAGGAAAAAATCACTATAGCGATAAAATAATATACAAAGGTATAGAAATGGCAGACATTAAAAAAGATGATGAGTCTTTTGAAGGAACTACCTCTAGAGAAGATGATAGAGAAGCTGTGCCTTTACCTATGATGAAACCTAAAAGAGAAGATGGTAGAGAAGCTGTACCTATGCCTATGGAAAAACCTTTAGATGATACTCAAAAAATGTTAATTAATGAGGAGTCACCTAGAAAGTTTAGAGATATTCCTCCTCAAGTAGAATCACCAGAAGATAGAACATTAATATCTACTGAAGAAGATATGGAAGATACACCTACAGGTGACAGTATATTTACTGAGTTCTTTTCTAGTTTAGGTGATGTTAGTGATGAAGATCAGGTATTTGAAGCAGATGAGTTAAACCTTAAAGAAGGTGGATCAGTTGAAGAAGTAGACTTTGTAAAAGAAAAGTCTGAGAAGAATGATCCCCCACCAGGAGCTACACCAGAAGAAGTAGCTGATGACATACCTGCTATGTTGTCTGAAGGTGAGTATGTACTACCTGCTAATGTTGTAAAGTATATAGGTTTAGAGCGTATCATAGATATGCATAGAGGTGTGCTACGTGAGATACAACAGATGGAGGATCTAGGTATGATCCAGAATGTTGATGAGAATGGTAAGCCTGAAGATGATGATAAAGAGATGACTTTCCTAGAGCCTGAAGAAGGTGTAATGCAGGAAACAATAATTATTGCAGGTAAACCTAAAGATGGTATGATGTGTCCACCAGGATTTAATGAGGGTGTTGCTATAAATAGAAATGTAGATGCAGGAGATTTACGAGAAAACATTGCTAGTGAAAGATCCCCAGAAGGATTTACCACTACTTATGATCGTGATGTAGGTATTATAAAAATAAAAACTCCTAGTGGTAATATTACTGTAGATGATACTATAGTTAATTACAATCAAGACCCTGATCAATCTGGGGATCAAGGTGATCCTGGTGATCCTGATCAAGGGGCAGGTTCATTTGATTCAGAAAAAGAAGCTAAAGAGGCAATGGATAAATCTATTAAAGATATTGTAGATCAATTTAGTAAAGATTTTAGTAAGTCTTTTGGTGGTACAACAGATGATTCAGAAAAAGGCGGTTATGATACTGCTGATGATGATGCAGAAGCAGGTCACGATGAAGGTGTAGGTGGAGGTGCAGAGTTAAATAAAGGTGGACTTATGCAACGTAAAGGTTATGCTAATGGTGGTTCAGTAAACTATAACATAGCTGGTGTAGGTCAAGTAGGTGGTAATCTTACTCAAGGTGCTATGAATGAAATGGCAGAAGCTTTACCTAAACCTAAAACATACGATGAAATAAAAGGAGATGTACAAGGATTTGAGTTTCCTGAATTAAATACAGCTAGTACAGATCCTGATAGTGAGAATTACTATGGACGTAAACTACAAGGTGATTTATTTAAACAACGTCAAGAAAAAGCTGACCTTGTATATAGACCTGATCAAGATAGAAATAATGCATATGAGAATGATTCAGAATTAAGAGTACTCTTACAAAGAGCAGCAGTAGACAGCGATAATTTTGTTGACGTAATGGATCAATATAAAACTGGTGCGAATGATTTACTTGGTCAGGGTCCAAGCACATTAAACGAACAATTAAAAAATGGTCTAGATGCATTAACAGATAAACGTAGGATGCTTAGAGATGGTATAAAAGCTGAAGATATACCTGAAGGTGCTACCAATAGAGATATGTTAAAGAAAATATTCTTCAATGAAATTGATGACTTTGGTGCAGAATTAGATTATGATAACTATCAAGCTAATGATAAAATAACTGGCATAATAAATCAAGACCCAGATAATTTTTCTCCGAATGCTACAGAAGAGTATAAGGCTGCAATTAAGTCTTATGATTTAGATGGCCCTGCTGATCCTCAAAAACTAGGCTATGCAGCAAGTATTTTAGATAGTGACAGAGGAGCATCAGCAATACCTGTAAAAGAAGATAAAGGTTCAGGTATTATGGGTGAAAGAAGATACGTTGAAGGCGTAGGCTATGTAAAAGCAGCATAGTCAAATCAGGGCTACCTTCTACCCTTTTCATGGTGAAAAGCTACTAGATGCCCCCGAAAGAAAGAAAATAAAATGGAAGCAATACAAGAAGAAGTAAAATCAGCACCAATAATGTATAAAAGAATAAGCATAGAGGAAGAAGAAAAAGAAATACAAGAACTAGAAGCAGCTAGAAATGCTGAAAACAAACAAGTAGAAGAAGCGGAAAAAGATGAAGAAGAAACTCAATCTTTAGATGCAGAAGAAAAAACTTTTAAGAAAAGATATGGAGATCTAAGAAGACACCAGCAAAAGATACAAGAACAACATTCTGATGAGATACATAAGTTAAAACTACAAATAGAAGGTTTAACTAAGAAACAGGTAAAGTTACCTAAGACTGATGAAGAATTAGAAAAATGGTCTGAACAGTATCCCGATGTTGCAAAGATAGTAGAAACCATTGCAACTAAGAAAGCATTAGAAGCACGTAAAGATGTAGATGAAAAGCTACGTTACGTAGACGAAATGCAAACTAAAGTTAAAATGGAAAGAGCAGAGAGTGAGCTAGAAAAGCTACATCCTGACTTTGCAGATATAAGGGCAGATCAAAACTTTCACGATTGGGTAGCAGAACAACCTAAGTGGATACAGTCTGCATTATATGAGAATGACACAGATCATCTTGCAGCAGCTAAAGCAATAGACTTGTATAAGTTAGAAACTAAACGAGGATCTAAAAAAGCTAGTGCTACTAAAGATGCAGCTAGGTCTGTTTCTAATACTAAACGCTCTGAAGAACCTACAACAGTAGATAAAAATGTATGGTCAGAGTCTAGAGTAAAAGATTTAAGCAGTAAAGATTGGGATAAATTTGAAGAAGCTATCTCAGAATCTGTAAAAAATGGTACATTTGTATACGATTTAACTGGTGGAGCAAGATAAAGTACTTGACAAATTAATTTAAATGTGATATACTATATACAATTATAAAACTAGCTGATGACTAAAACCATTGGCTAGTTCCTTTTAGGAGCCTCTTTTATAGACAACCTCCTGTTTATGCTAACTCTAAACATATCAACTACCTACAATCGTTAGGCCAGGTTTATCCTACACCCTAAAGATGTAGCCTTGAAACTGTCAAAGTTGGCTCGTTTCGATATAGCCGAAAGGAGATAACCAATGGCTTTTAAGACTGCAACTGGTTATGGAAATCTACCTAATGGTAACTTCTCTCCTGTAATTTACAGTAAGAAGGTACAATCAGCTTTCCGTAAAACTAGTGTTTGTGAAGATATAACCAACAGTGATTACTTTGGTGAGATATCTAATTTTGGTGATACAGTGCGTATCATTAAAGAACCAGAAATAACAATTTCTGAATATGCAAGGGGTACGCAAGTAACTCCTCAAGACCTACAAGACGATGACTTTACTCTAGTCGTTGATAAAGCTAACTACTTTGCTTTTAAAATTGATGACATTGAAGAAGCTCATTCTCATGTAAACTTTGAGTCAATGGCTAGTGATCGTGCTGGCTATCGTCTAAAAGATCAATTTGACCAAGAAGTTCTAGGTTACTTGACAGGTTTCAAACAAGCTACGCTTAGTGCTAATGCTGGAACCGCTAGAGTAGCTGCTGATAAATCAGGTACTGATCCTATTGCAGGAGCAGCTGCTAATGGTTTACTAGCTTCTATGTTAATTGCTCGTGACAGCTTTGTTTCTGGTGGTGCTGCTACCGACTCAATAGCCCTACATCCTGACGGATCTACTGGTGAAGCAACTCCTTTGGAAGTTCTAAACCGTATGGCTCGTTTACTCGATCAGCAAAATGTTGACCGTGATGGACGTTGGGTTGTTGTTGATCCAGTATTCGCTGAACAGCTTAATGACGAAAACTCTAAGCTATTAAATAGTGATTTTGCTTCAAGTGATCCAGACATTCTTCGTAATGGTCGTATCATTTCTGGCATGATCCGTGGTTTTAGAGTTTATATGTCTAACAACCTACCTTCAATAGGAACAGGCCCAGCTACCATTGATACTAATGGTTCAAGCGCACATTATGGTGCAATTGTTGCTGGACATGATTCTGCTGTTGCTACGGCTTCTCAAGTAGAGAAGGTCGAAACTTATCGTGACAATGACAGCTTTGCTGACATCGTTCGTGGGTTACATTTATATGGTCGCAAGGTTCTTCGTCCTGAAGCACTAGTTCGCGCTCACTATAATATTGCTGGTTAAGGGAGAATAGACAATGGCTACTTTTGACCTTACCGCTTCATCTACCGCTGGTGTTGGTGCAGATACTTCTGCTGTAATGCCAGGTCATTATGGTAACAATGTAATGTACAATGTCGAGGCATACCTTGACGTAGCTGCATTAATTACTGCTGGTAATACAATAGCTGACGGAGACATTTTTCAGTTATTAGAAATACCTGCTGGTACATTGGTACTTAACGCTGGTGCTGAAGTTATGACAGCTTTTACCTCAAGTGTAACTGCTGACATTGACTTTGCTGCTGGTGATGACATTGTTGATGGTGCTGATGTTACTTCCACTGGCTACTGTGCTGCTGGAACTAACGGACAAACCAATACAGTTGTCGGTTCAGCTGCTTCAACTTACACTCAATTTATCGGTACTAC